AGAGACGAACCCATTGACAATGCCGTTAGCGCATCGTTTGCAACATTTGCACTTACCGCCTCTTATACTCCTAATCAAGCTAGTTCATCTTATGCACTATCTTCTTCGTTTGCTCTTACAGCATCCTTTTTGTTAGGGTCTATAGCTTCATCTTCTTATGCAGCCTTTGCTGACAATGCCGGAAAGCTGGACGGATTAGATTCAACTTCTTTTGTAGGTACAGCATCTTATAATGCCGATTCAAGTTCATTTAGTTCAAGAATAACAGCTCAAGAGCAGTTTAGTGCTAGCCTGGATGCAACCTTTGCAACCGACGCACAACTAAACGCAGTAAGTTCATCTATTACAAATAGACTTACTACAGACGAGTCATCTATATCAAGCCTTACCGCAGCTACTTCTTCTTTCGTAAGAAACAATCAGACATCAAGCATGAGTGTGCTAAGTTCATCTTATGCACTAACTGCCTCTTTTGCTGCTAACGTTCCAGCAACGGCTTCTTACGCCTTGCAAGCTTTGTCTTCATCTTTTGCATCTACTATTGCAAACGGTTTAAACATAACTGCATCCAATCTACTTGTTAGCCAAAACCTTATTGTAAACGGTACGGCTTCTATCTCTAACCTAGTAACAGTAACCGGATCTTCAGTTATTATAGGTAATGAGTTTATAGTATTAAATGCCAACCCACCTGTAGCTAGATATGCAGGTATGCTTGTATACGATACCGGTTCGGCAGCTACTGCATCATTAGAATGGGATGGAAATAACGATAACTGGATTATTGTAGAAGAGACCGGACAGTCTGCATTGCTACTGACCGGACCTACAGGATCAAAAGGTAGTGAAGTAGCACCTACAGTAAACACATTACTAAAGGGAACAGGGCATCATACAGTAGGAAATAGTAACGTAAGTGATAATGGTATCCAGGTAAGCATAGCTACACCTTTAGTTGTTACTGGATCAATAACCGCAACTTCTCTTGTAGGTACAGCCTCATTTGCCGTATCGGCAAGTAGGGCGATAACTGCAGAAACTTCAGTAACAGCCTCTCATGTAGTTCAAGCAATAAGTGCATCGTATGCATTGTCTGCAAGTAGAGCTGAAACAGCAGGTACAGCTACAACAGCTAGCTACGTTTTAAACGCTATTAGCTCTTCATATTCGCTTTCTTCTTCTATCTCTGATATAAGTATTAGTGCATCTGTTGCATTAAATGCCAATACAGCATCTTATGTTTTAAATGCAGTATCAGCTAGCTTTGCAACAACAGCATCACATGTAACAGGAACAGTTACTAGTGCATCGTATGCATTAAGCAGTTCATTCTCTCTTACCGCATCATTCTTTGCCGGAACGGTTACCTCGGCATCATTTGCCAGTACTGCATCGTTTATAAACAGACTTAACCAAGCAGTAGTAATAACAGGTTCAGTACAAGGTAATGTAGTATCGGCAAGTATATCTTCTGCTACAGCATCACTAGATTTTAGTACATCTAACTTCTTTACCTCTCTTGCTTCAGGATCAACTTTCTACAATATCACAAATCCACAGATAGGTCAAACAGTTAACTTATTAATTACTACAGCAGGTGTTGCTTCTGCATCATTTAGCTCAAATGTTAGACAAGTTTCTGGATCTAGATATGCACCAACATCAGGATCAGCCAAGAACGACGTAATTACATTCATATCTTGGGATGGTAGTACCGTTTATCTAGCAAACGTTAAAAACTTAATTTAATGCCTCCAGTTTTTTCGCCTTTTGGATTTATACAAGTAGGGGATTTTGTAGTACCAGTTACTATACCTGTATGGTCGGTAGGCGGTGCAACATCTTGTGGCCGTAGCGGTCAAGGAGGAGCGGGGGAGTTAAATTCCGGACTTATTTTCGGAGGTATAGCAGCGTCGTCAACTACCAGTACAGAGGAATATGACGGGTCATCTTGGGCAGCTGGAGGCGGTCTTATAACCGCTAGATATGCTATGGGTAGCGCAGGTACACAGAATGCCGCTCTAGCTATAGGAGGTACCCCGTCTAGTGGAACAGAAGAGTATGACGGCGGTAGTTGGTCGGCGGGCGGAGGTATGATCACTCCTAGAGCCAACCCCGGAGGGGCGGGCACTCAAAATGCAGCACTGGGATTTGGTGGAGGAGGTAATACTACCCTCACTGAAGAGTATAACGGAGCCACCTGGGCAACAGGCGGTGCGTTAATAAATCAAAGAGCTAATGCCCAGGGTCAGGGAGTAGGTACACAAAACGCTGCCCTAGCTATATCAGGGTATAGAACCCCTACCTGGATTACTTGTACAGAGGAATACGACGGAACCTCGTGGTCAGCAGGCGGTGCAGTTATTAGGTCTAGATCAGGCGGCGCTTCGGGTATAAACGGAACCCAGAATACCGGATTATTGTTTAGTGGTTTTTGTGGTAATAATATATCGTGCACCGAAAGATATGACGGAACGTCTTGGAGTAGTGGGTGTGCTATGATAACGGCGAGAAGAGGTGTGGGAGGTGCAGGCAATCAAAGCGCTGCACTCGCAGGAGCAGGATTCTCAACAGCAAACGTAACTTGTACAGAAGAATATAGTTAAATGTCAACATTTACACCATTTGCATTTGTTAAGCAACCGTCTTATGTCACTTCAAATCTAGTATTGAATTTGATGGCATATGACGCTAACTCTTATCCAGGTACCGGTAGCGTTATTACAGATCTATCAGGAAATAATTTAACAGGTAGAATAAGCGGGTCTGTATCATTCAATTCAACGGGGTATTTAAACTTTAACGGAAGCACTAACTACATTTATGTTAATGATAACAGTTTACTTACTCTAGGTACTGCATATACTCTAGACAATTACATCTGGGTAGATAATTATGTTGAAAGATGGAGGATAGTAGATAAGTGGGTGACTACGGCTGGAGGACAGGGATATACTTTTTCTACTCAAGTTACAAACGGTAGATTATTTAGCTACGTAAATGCAGCGTTTGCGGGAAACGATTTAAGTCCAAACCCTATAGGCACCGGCGCCTGGAAACAGGCCGTACTAGTTAGAAACGGAAACTCAACAATTTTTTATATAAACGGTGCAGAGTTCTGGAATACAACCACTAATACTACCGCTGCAACTATTGATACATCCGTTAACTTATTTTTTGGCTATAACCCTATCAACCTGGAATACGGAGAGGGTAGATGGGCCCATGGTAGGATCTATAATAGAGCCTTGACTGCTGCAGAAGTACTTCAGAATTATAATGCACTACCTTTTTATTAAATGTTATAATACAATATGGCAAAGAAAACAAGTGATAGTACAAAAGTAACTTTCGGTAAGAGGAAGGGCGGTAAGGCTAGAAAGGGTTCAGGGCCGAAAGATAAACATAGAAAACCATCTAGAGGACAAGGATAATAAAACTAAATTATATGCCAATACCAAAACCACACTCAGGAGAAGGAGAGAATGAATATATCTCTCGATGTGCCTCCAAGCTAATCGGCGAAGAGGGGTACGAACAAGATCAAGCCCTAGCTATTTGTTACCAGCAAATGTCTGTACAGCTAACAGGCAATAAGGACTGGAGAAAGGAGTTTATGGGTTTAACTAAGCCCGGGGCTCTAGTATCTAAAGCACTCAGAAAAAAGTAAAGACAAAATCAACTGGAATATATCCGGTTGGTTATAATTTCGATTAACTTAAATCAACGTAAATGGACTCTAAAGCAATCCTTAACAAAATCATTACCATGTTAGGTATGGTGGAGAATAAGCAGGTTGAGTTGGGCGGAAACGCTAACGCTGGCGGACCTTTTTACGGCAAACTAGAAGACGGATCTCCTGTAATGTCAGATTAAGAGGATGGATCTAAGATTGCCGCACCTGACGCCGATCACATTGTTTATCTTCCAGTAGGCCTTGCTGGTGGATTTAAGAGATATTTTATCACAACCAAAGACGGAGTTATTACTAGCATGAACCTTGAGGATAATTTTGACTCAAAGGCTGTTAGAATCAACTTCACATCTGAAAACGAAACCGACATGGAAAAACAAACAAAATTAGCCTACAAAGAAAAAATGGCTGACAACATGGAAGTAAAGGATGAAGCCGCTGAAGTAAAGAAAGAAGAGAAGATGCAAGAAGGTGATTCTGCACGTCTCGATTCTCTTGAAGAGCAGCTTAACCAACTTCGTAAAGACATTGCTAGCATCTTCGAAATGATGAAGAAGTCTCATGAAGAAACTGAAATGGGAATGGAAATCAATCGCGAAGCTGACAAGGTAAAGAAAATGCAAGAAGTAGATCAACTACAAGGCAAGCCTAACTATGGCGGTCAAGGATCTACTGGTCAAAACCTTTCTGCTCAGAAGAAATTTAACGGTGCCCCTGTAGAGCCTAAATCAGCTCTCGAAGGTATTGTTAAAGCAAAGCCTGCAAACACTATGGCATCTGTACTAAACAGACTTGCTAACTCAAAATTCTAATAATTTATTAATTAATTAAACATTTCACGAAATGGCTACAACTACTAACATTTCAACTACGTATGCCGGTCAATTTTCTGGTAAGTACATTGCCGCTGCGTTGCTAAGTGCTCCTACTCTAGATAAAGAGTTGATCACTATTAAACCAAACATCAAGTACAAAGAAGTCATTAAGGTGTTGAACCAAACTGGTATCATCAGAAACGCAACTTGCGATTTCACTGCCACTGGTTCAGTTGCTCTTACTGAACAAATCCTTCAACCTCTTGAGTTCCAGGTAAACACTCAACTTTGTAAAGAAGACTTCCGCTCTGACTGGGAAGCTATCGAAATGGGTGTATCAGTATTTGATAACTTACCTCCTACCTTCACTGATTTCATTATCGCTAACACTGCCGGTCAAGTAGCACAGCAAATCGAGACTAACATTTGGTCTGGTTCTTCTACACTACCTGGTCAGTTTGACGGATTCTTGCAATTGCTTACTGCCTCTAACGCGGTAATCGATCTTACTGCAGCCGCTCAGGTAACTAGCTCTAACGTAATCGCCGAGTTGACTCGCGTAGTAAATGCTATTCCTAACACCGTATACGGTAAGGAAGACCTTTACATCTACGTACCAACTAACGTCGTTAAGGCTTACCAAACCTTGCATGGTGTCCTGGTATGCCATCTAACACAATGGTAGCTGCCCAGAAGTCTAACCTATTCTTCGGTACCGCTCTATTGAGTGATAAGAACGAAGTACGAGTGTTGGATATGGCCGACCTAGATGGTTCTCAGAACGTGAGAATGATCATGCGATATACAGCGGGTGTTCAGTATGGTATCGGATCTGATATCGTACTTTACTCTAGCTTAGTATAAGCAAAGAACAATATGTGATAGGGGTAGGGAGTAAAATCCCTCCCCGATTTCACTAAACAATATTAAACAACGATCTAAATAATATACAATGGCTTGTGATATTTCATTAGGTAGAAACGAACCTTGTAAAGACAGTATAGCTGGTCTACAAGCTGTGTATTTCATTAACTACAACACAGGTAGTTTTACAGTAAATGCAAACGACGTAATTACTGCATTCCCTTCTGGTACTACTGCGTATAAGTACGAGTTGAAAGGTACAAATGGATACACAGAGACAGTAAACACTTCAAGAGACAATGGTACTACCTTCTTCAGCCAGGAGTTGAGCCTTCAGCTTAAAAAACTAGAGGCTACAATGACCAAGGAGTTTAAACTTCTTGCCTATGGCCGTCCGAAGATTGTAGTATGGACTCGTCAAGGTGATGCTTTGCTTGTAGGTAAAGAGTATGGTGCGGATATGACTGGTGGAACAATTACCACTGGTACTGCATACGGAGATCTTTACGGATATACAGCAGTATTTACCGGACAGGAGCCTTTACCTGCTAACTTCCTTAGTGGATCTACTTCTAGCAATCCTTTTGCTGGAGTAAATAATGCCCCTACTGTAGTTTACGGTACAAACAGCTAATACAGGGGCTTACAATACCCTGTCTCCTGATATAGTCTCATAACTTCTCGAAGCCCCCTTTCTAGGGGGTTTCCTTTTTTCTAAGCTAAATTCTTATATTGGTGTTATATTAGTATGAATATTGTCACACCTAATCCTCCAGGGCAGATTAAGTTCAAAATAAGGACAAGGCCTACTCAATCATTTGTACCTTTTAAGGTAAAGATGAATTGGACAAATGAGGAGAGCCTAGTATCTGGAAGTGTGTTAGTAACAGCTTCATACGATGCTCAAGATTTCCTAAATGTAACAGCATCTCTATATACTTCAGCAAGTAATTTCTACAGATTCCAGTTATTTCAACTAAGTGGTAGCGGTAATGTAGAGTGCGTAGAACTGTATAGGGGCGAATTATATCCAACAAACGAAAGCCCATACGAACATACTAGTGAGCCATTCTATTCTTATACTGGTTCATTTAATGATTTTATAATTTACTAATATGAGTACAAATAAAAAGGGAGCAGTAAAGTCGCCGTCTACTGTAAAAGTTTTAAATCTATCTGACCAAGGAGGATATATCTTACCAAAGATATCTGAATCTTCTAGATCAAGAAAGGCTTGGGTTCAGTATGGTATTGCAAGTGCAGATGATTTCTTTACCGAGTTGATCAAAGCTTATGAAACCTCTCCTACAAACCAGGCATGTATTGATAGTTCTACCGACTTAATTTACGGTAAGGGTATTGAGGCAAAGAGTCAAAAGGCTCTAGAAGATTACCTTTATTCATTAACTACTGATGAAGAGATTAGAAAGATATGCTTTGACTATAAGCTATTTGGAAATGCAGCTATACAGGCTGTATTCAATACAGAGAGAGATAGAATTATTGGTTTCTATCATCTTCCAGTTGACACTTTAAGGTCAGAAAAGGTAGACGAGTTAGGTAACATACCTGGCTTTTACTACTCACCGGACTGGAACAATAAAGCTCTAAAGCCTAAGTATATTCCAGCATTTGGTCAGAACCAATATGAGGACGACGTACAAATAATCTACTTTAAGAGATATTCGCCCGGTAAGTTTTACTATGGCATTCCTGATTACTATTCTTGTATTCAGTATTGTGCAGTAGAGGAGGAAATAAGTAACCTACATGTAAACAACATTAGGAATAACTTTATGCCTTCTACCATTATTAACTTTAATGGAGGTGTACCTGCAGTAGAAGAACAGTATAACGTAGAGCAAGGTATTATCAATAAGTTCTCAGGTACAACTAACGCCGGTAAGTTTATTCTTTCTTTTAACGAGAATCCAGAGTATAAGACTACTGTAGAGATGCTGAGACCAGAAAACTTGCATCAACAGTATGACTTTATTGCTGAAGAAAGTTCGAGAAAGATAATGCTTGCCCATAGAATTACCTCTCAGCTATTATTAGGTATCAAAACTGCTTCCGGCTTCTCAAATAATGCTGACGAGTTAAAAGTATCTTATGAGATCTTCTACTCAATGGTAATTAATCCAATGCAGCAGGAGATAATGAAGCAAATCCAGGGTATAATTGAGTATAACGGATACGATGCAAGTGACTTGTATTTTGTACCCCTTATTCCTTTTGGATTCCTTGCCGAACTTATGGCCGATGCAGGAGCTGAAGCAGCACAAGAGATAATCGAATCACCTAACGATGCACCAGATCTAGCTGACGAACAAATTCAAACTACAGACGGTGAACAGCCTGGGGCAATGGCACCTAATCCTAATGAAACTATAGGTAACGTTGTAGGGCCAGAGAATGTGGGTGCACAAGGTTTATCTAGAATGGAGAGAGACTGGGATAGCTTTAAATTAAAAGAGAATTACGAAGTAACAATAGTATAACATATGTCAAGAAATATTTTATTCTGCTCAAGGAATGATATCGTAAAACGTACGATTCTAGGCGGCAATATTGATCCAGAAAAGATCATACCGTTTATTAAGAC